GTTAATCGTGCTATTGAGAATCATCCTAAGATTAAAGAAGCCGAGGCATATTCTTCTAACTATAAGAAACAGTCTGCTCTTGCGGAGCTTAGTAATAAGCATCCAGATATGCAAGACATTCTTGGTGATCCCAAGTTTGCAGAATGGATCAAAGCTTCTAAAATTAGGACTCAGTTATTTGTAGCCGCTGACCAGCAGTATGATGCTGATTCTGCTGATGAACTTTTCTCACTCTGGAAAGAACGGAAAGTTGTAACAGAGCAAACTGCCAAAGTTGAAAAACAGGCACGTAAGCAACAGCTAAAGGCAGCTAATACAGGTAACGCACGAGGCAGTGCAGAAACAACCCGTAAAAAAGTATATCGCAGGGCCGACATTATTAAACTAATGAGAACAGACCCAGAGAGATACCAAGCTTTGTCAGAGGAGATTCTACAAGCATACTCAGAGGGTCGTGTAAAATAATCTAGGAGATTAACATGGCTACTGTACCATATCCCGGCGCCACGGGTATTACTGGCAAAACCGAAGCAGCAACTTTCATTCCAGAAATCTGGAGTGATGAAATCATTGCCGCATACCAGAAGAACCTCAAGATGGTTCCTCTTGTAAAGAAGCTTTCAATGACAGGCAAGAAGGGCGACAAGCTCCACATTCCTAAGCCTACTCGTGCTGATGCAAGTGTAAAGGCTGAGAACGCTGCTGTTAACATTATTGCTAACACTGAAAGTGAACTTGCAATTGACGTTAATCGTCACTTCGAGTATTCACGTCTGATTGAAGACATTGTAGAAGTACAAGCACTTAACAGCCTCCGTCAGTTCTACACTGAAGATGCTGGTTACGCTCTTGCTACTAAGATCGACACTGACCTTCACGCTGTAGCCACAGGCTTTGGTGATGGAACGATGACTCTTTCTCCAGTAGCTTCTAGCTATCAGAACAGTGCTGCTTTCTTTAACAACAATGGCACTACTACTGCGTTCACAGGACAGTCTCTTCCAGCTAACACTGCGTTCGATGATGGCTTCTTCCGTGACATGATTCAGAAGATGGACGACAACAACGTACCTATGGAAGATCGTTGTCTTGTTATTCCTCCTTCTACTCGTAACTCTATCATGGGTATTGAGCGTTATGTATCTACCGACTTTGTTGGTGGTCAAGTAGTTCAGTCTGGCCTTATCGGTAACTTGTACGGTGTAGACGTATATGTCTCAAACAACTGTGCAACTATCGCTTCAGGCAAGCGCGCCGCTTTGTTGTTCCACAAGGACGCTGTAGTTCTTGCAGAGCAACTGTCTGTACGTTCACAGACTCAGTACAAGCAGGAGTACCTCTCAACACTGTACACTGCTGACTGTCTCTACGGCGTTCAAGCATACCGTCCAGAAGCTGGTTTCATCATGGCAGTCCCTGCCTAATAAACCTTCGGGGTCAGCAATGGCCCCTTTTCTTTTTCTGGTTTTAGATTAGGCAAGAGGAAACTTAGCCATGACCAATTATACAAAGACAACCGACTTTGCTGCGAAGGATTCCTTGCCATCTGGTGACTCAGGTAAGATTATTCGTGGTACAGAGTTTGAAACAGAGTTTGATAATATCGCAACGGCGGTAAACTCTAAGTCAGACGCAAACAACCCAACATTCACAGGCACCGTTACTATTGACGGGCTTACTGTCAACGGCAATACAGTTCTAGGCAACGCCGCCACAGACACTGTTACCGTTACGGCAGACATTGCTTCTAACCTTCTTCCTTCTGCTGACGACACCTATAACTTAGGCGCAGTCGGCGCAGAGTGGAATGATCTCTTTATTGACGGCGTAGCCAACATTGACAGCCTTGTGGCTGGCTCAGGATCGTTCACGTCTATTAGCACTACTGGCGACGTAACCTTTGGTGACAACGATAAAGCACTTTTCGGCGCTGGCAATGACCTACAGATTTATCATGATGGCTCTCATAGTTACATTGATGATTCTGGAACTGGCGACTTACGCATTCGTGCTACAAACCTATCGCTGCGATCAAAGGCAACTAATGAAAGATTTTTAGACGGCGTAGAAAACGGTGAAGTTACGGTTTACCACAACAACTTGCCCAAACTAGCCACAACCGCCACAGGCATCGACGTTACTGG